CGATCGACGGCGCTTTGCTGTGCGCTGCAAACTCGCTCGGTAAGACCAGCGGTGTCGAGCGAATGATTCGAGACTTCGACGAAGGTCTTGACGCAAAGTAATAGGCCCCGCAATCTGTGTTCTCACACATGAAAGGGGGCCACATGGCAAAGAAGAAGATGACTAAGAAAGCTACCAAGAAAGCTGGCGGCAAGAAGTACTGATCTTCATCGACGTGGAGATCGGCGCTTGACGATTACAGTCTCTCCGTCGATCTCCACGTTATACCCTCGCCCGCTCAGACACATCGCCGCGTTCTTGCGGTTCTCTGGGTGCTTAAGATAAATGTGCGCGACCATACCGCCAGTCGCGAGATGCTTCTCAGCCTGGTCGCACATCTTAAACACACGATCTTTCGCGATGTATCCGTCGTCGTTACCCATTCACAAGCACCGATGTTAGACGAACTTTCTTCTCTGTTGCCAAGTCAGACGACATGATGAGCACGATCAGATCGGCGATGTCTTGCTCGCGACCAGTGCGCTCGACTCGAGTCACCTTTGGCATATCGGCGGTCGCCTTGCGACGACGCCTGCGTGGTGTCGTTCCGTCCGAGTTCTTCTTATACCCGCCAAGATTATACATGCCGCCGTCTGTGTATCGCCCTGTGCGAGTAAGCTGCGGCCATGTCTTGTTCGCGATCTCCGCAATCTCGCGAAACTTCAAGCCACCTCGTCGCATTTCTCGGATGATCTTCTTCGCCTGTGTTCTTGTCTCTGGAATATCGAATGTCTGTTCCACCCAACTCTCCTCTTACTTGGTTAAGCGCATTCTCTGCGCATGTTCGATCAGTGCGTCACGAACGACAGCACTGAGGTTTACTCGTTTCTCTTTCAGCTCTTTCACGATCTCGACATCAACCCACGCCTGAAGCAGCTGCTTCCCTGCGCGTGCCTTGGACTTTGATCGCGTTACTCGCTTCTTCTTCATGGGTTTCTCCACTGTGATTTTAAGATTGCTCTCGCGTCATACAGGTAGGAATCAACTCGACTTCGGCTTCTCGGATTATCTTCGTGAATGTACTCTTCGCACTGATCCAAGATGTCGAGCACCTCATCAATATGGCGCAGAGCTTTTCGTTCGCGCCGACGGGCATTCTCGATCAGCGCAAGCGCGTGGAAGATAATCACAGTCAACGCACAGAAGAACGCGGTTCTCCAGTTTACGCCGGACAAGGCTACCAAGATCGGCCACGCCACCGCGTACACCACAAGCTCGTGAAGGAAGTACCGCAAGATGTAATCGGACACAGGGCTTCTCATGACTTCACCTCGCCATACTTTCCAGCACACTCTCGCGAACAGAACGCATACATCGAGAACTCACCACACGCACACTCGGTCTCAACACGCACGATCTTGTCGGGCGCGACGCGCCAGAACACACACGCTTTACCTGTGGCCGTGAACGCATCAGGCGCAAACGCGACATAGCGGTCGCCGCCAGCGTGAGTCAGGCGGTACTTTCGTTGAACGTCGGTCGTCGGATATAGCTTCATAGTTCACCCTCAATTCTGCACGCGAACCGAACACTCGTTCGATCCGTCTTTGCGCAAGTATAAAGTCCAGGACCGCGAAGAGTCCTGGCTCACTTCAGTCATCGTGTAGCAGTTCACAGCATCAGGACCACAACACTGAGTCAAGGCGTCCACGCGCGGCTGCTCGCCGCACGCAGACAGCAACGCCAGAGAGATCAATGCGAGCGCGTAGTTCATGGTTCCACCTTCTTCGTTGGGGTATCGAATGCAGTCCACATGTCCTGCATAAAGGCGCGGCCAGCGCCATGCTCGGCGCACCAGGCCACGCAGTAGGCAAAGTAATCTCGAGCCGCAGCCTCGCCCATGTGCGCCTTAATGCGAGGACGGCGGGGCACTACACCCCGCACGAGATCGCGAAACTCTTCGTCGGTCATGCCGTCTGGTGGCTTGACCCCGACCTTAAAGCGATTGGAACGCATTACGTCACATCCTTAAAAACAAGAAGATCGTAAACCCTAAAGGATTCAAAAGTTTCCTTAATCATTTGCTCGTCTTGCGAATCTAGCGACAGGCGCAACGCATGTAATATGGAAAGAGTCTCAGCCACGCCTTCGATGTCGTCTGACCCGTAGTACGCCATAAGGTCTTTTTCGTCGTCGTTGATTCTCTCTGCGGTAGCTTCTCGATCAATTATGCAGTTCGTCTTTGTATTCGTTCGCATCATACCGACTTCTCTTTGACGAGCAGATCAACTAGACCAATGTACTGAGCGAACTCGAGAAGCTGCGCATCGGAAACCGAGCGGTCTTTGCATCGCTCTTGGAGATCGCAAAGCTCGTCCATGTACTCAGCCGCACCCTCATCTTCACTGGACTCAAACTGAATCTCGTCGATCGCGTCGGCAATCGCAGCACTGGTCGCCTCGCGGTTAATGATGATCGACTTATTTCGATTGGTTAAATTCATACGCCACCTCACTTCTTAATGGTTAAGAGACACAAGAGCAGGGAGAGCAGACCGATCTGAGCTAACACTATTAAAATAATCATGTACTTATACTTACATATCCTTACATGTAAGTAAAGAACACCAGCGATCCGGATCGAGCACCACGCCAAATCGAATATATGCGCCGCGTAGTCTAGTTTTGAGGCGTGGTATTGGAAACAATACAAAAGCTGTCAACAATCTCGACAGATGACGAGTCACGATCTTGTCGCCGAACTGATCCGCCTCGCCCAAGAACTCCAGCGCATACCGCTGAGAGACGAATTCGTGTCTCGCATTAAAGGCGGGCGCGGCATGGTCGATAAACATTTCGGCTCATACCGCACACTGCTTCAAGCCGCAGGTCTGGCCGACGCTCGACGCATCGACAATTCAGTGTTTGAGCGCGACATCGAGCGTCACCTCGAGCAACACAGGCCGATTACGCTGCCGGATGTTCACGATTACGAATCGACATTGTTCATTCCAGATGTTCACTTTCCTTTCGAACATGCCGATACCCTCGCGCAGATATATGAGTTTGCTGAAAGGCATCAGCCAAAAAACATCGTGCAGCTTGGTGATCTCTACGACATGTACTCACACGCTAAATTCCCGCGATCACACAATGTCTTCACGCCTCGCGAAGAGTTCAGCACCTCACGAAAGAAGGCCGAGCTATTTTGGAAAACACTTCGCCTTAAAGCACCGAAGGCTCGATGCGTACAAATCACTGGTAACCATTGCGTGCGTCCGGTTAAACGAATTATCGAAGTGTACCCAGAAGCGGAAGATTGGATTGTCGAAATCGTTGAGAAAATGATGACGTTTGATGGGGTCGAGTCGATCACCGACCCACGTCAGGAATTGATTTTACCTGGCAACATTTGCGTCATCCACGGCTACCGCTCAAACCTCGGAGCGCATCGCGATTACACAATGATGAATGTGGTCTGTGGCCACACCCACAGGGGCGGCGTAGTGTATCGACAGGTTCGCGGCGAAATAATCTGGGAGTTAAACGCAGGTCTTGCTGGCGATGCAACAGCCAAAGGTTTGAGCTACACGTCACAGCGAGTCGTCGACTGGACCTTGGGGTGGGGTTACCTCGACGAGTATGGACCACGTTTCATTCCGGCGAGGGGCAAATGAAGATCGTCGAAGTTCAATGGGTCGACGCTCAGTCGAGCGATGAATGGCAAACAGTCGCACACGCCACAGCCGACGAGCTGCCGATCATCACCACAGTCGGATACCTGCTGAGGCACGATAAGACCACGATCTCCGTGGCCATGCAGCTCGACACCAAGAACGACAAGACCAGCATGGTGATGACCATACCTTCGTCATGGATCAAGAAGCTGAGAACTCTCAGACGTTGACGCACGCACTCAGCTTTGCAAGCCTTCACACATGGCAGACCTGAAATACGGCGACATTCCATCCATCATCGCTCAACTCGAAGGCAAGAACTCCGAAACACACATCGACAACATTCGTGAAATCCTCGCGCTGATCGCAAAGCTCGAGGCCGTGTACCGATACCAAGTCTTTGAGCGATCCGGTGATGAAGCAGACTTGCGCAAGATGTCGAAGGTCTTGCGGGCAATCGGCATTCGAGCCACACTCGTCGCACAGAAACACGCAAAGAAACAGAAGCCCAAGAAGGACCAGGCATGAGCGACGACGTTAAACCAGAGCACGATCTCGATGAAACCACAGAGGCGCGGTCCATCGTTCCGGAGTTCGTCTCGCCAAGGCGTAAACTGTTCTGCGAAGAGTACATCAAGGACTTCAGCGGCGCTCGCGCAGCAGCTCGTGCCGGATACTCTGGCGACGTTGCAACGCTCAGCGCCACAGCATCGCGTTTGTTAAATGATGATAATGTAGCGCGTTATATTGCTGAGCTGAGTCGAAATGCTCTGATGCGATCCAAAATACAGGTCGATGTCATTCTCGCTGAAGCCGCTCGCATTGCCACTGTTGACATCGCTGAAGCATTCAACGACGACGGCTCACTCAAGCGGCTGCAAGACATGTCGCCCAACGTGCGTCGCGCAATCGCCGGACTTGAGATCAAAGAGTACTTCGAGGGTTCAGGCCAGGACCGAATGCAGGTCGGCTGGATCAAGAAAGTAAAGTTCGCCGATAAGACGAAGGCGCTCGAGATGCTCGGCAAGTACCTCTCGATGTGGACCGATGTAACCAAGCACGAAGGCAAGCTCACACTCGAGCAGGCCATTGCACAGAGCTACGAAAAGAAGGGACAGGACGATGGCAAAGGTAACGATCACGATTGAAGACACGCCGAACGGCAAAGTGAAGATCGTCGCAGAGCCTTCGTTTGAGACGATGGCCAACATGATCGTGAGCGGCGAGACGATGACCAGCGCCCACGGCTACGCCATGACGTGCATCAAAGCTGTCCGCCAAGAGTCGAAGAACGCAGACCCGACCACACTCATTAAGTTGCCTCGGCTTGGACGATGAGAGACCCGAAGACTGGCAAGCTAATACGATGTCCAGTCTGCGGTCGCATTCCGAACTCGCTCGCGTTCTACCCTGCGACAAACCGATACGTCTTCAGGCACCGATACATGGACCGCAAGACGAAGAAGATGGTGAACGAGAAGCATGAATCAAAGCACCTTGAATCGGACAGCGGCGAAGATCAGGGAATGGCGCGATAATCCGTGTCTCTTCGTGTACGAGAACTTCGGCGTCACGCCTGATCCGTGGCAAGAGCAGACGCTTAAGGCATTCGCTGACGCCTCGATCTCACGCATAAGTATGCAAGCCTGCGCTGGTCCAGGTAAGTCAGCCGTACTCGCGTGGTGTGGTCTCAACTTCCTGACGTGCTACGGCGAACCCGGCGAACACCCAAAGGGTGCGGCGGTCTCGATCACAGGCGACAACTTGAAAGACAACTTGTGGCCAGAGCTTGCGAAGTGGCGAGGCCGATCATCGTACTGCTCACATGTTCTCACCTGGACGAAAGAAAGAATCTTCGCGACCGATCACCCTGAGACATGGTTCATCTCTGCTCGCTCATGGTCGAAGAACTCAGACGAACAGGAGCAGGGTCGAACACTCTCAGGTCTACATTCAAAGTACGTTCTCGCACTGATCGACGAATCAGGTGACGTACCGATCGCCGTCGCGAAGGCGGCAGAGCAGGCGCTCTCGACTGGTCCGAAGTTCGGTAAGATCGTGATGGCAGGAAACCCCACCTCGCAGACTGGAATCTTGTACGCAGCGGCAACGAAGTTCCGCGATCTGTGGTTCATCGTGCGAATCACTGGCGATCCAGATGACCCTAACCGATCATCGCGCATCGACATCGACTGGGCAAGGCAGCAGATTCAAACCTATGGCCGAGATAATCCGTGGGTCATGGCGTTCATTCTCGGACTATTCCCGCCTGGCTCGATCAACACACTGCTCGGACCTGAAGAAGTCGAGAAGGCAATGAATCGTGCCTACGCTGAAGACCAGATCGCGCATCAACAGCGACGCCTCGGTATCGACGTGGCTCGCTTTGGCGACGACCGCACTGTGATCTTTCCGCGTCAGGGACTCGTGGCATTTAAGCCTGTCATCATGCGAGGCGCACGAACTGGAGACATCGCCGCTCGAGTCGCGCTGGCAAAGGCGAACTGGGGCTCAGAGATGGAACTCGTCGACGGCACTGGCGGCTATGGTGCAGGGGTAATCGACTCTCTTCTTCAGGCTGGCCACGCACCCTTCGAGGTTTCAGCATCCGGCAAAGCGGTCGATCCGCGATACCTGAACAAACGAGCAGAGATGTGGTTTCAGATGGCCGAATGGCTGCGACGCGGCGGGGCATTGCCGAACATGCCAGAGCTAGCGAAAGAACTGACTGCGCCGACGTACTTCTTTCAGAACGGAAAGTTCCAGCTCGAGCCGAAAGAGCAGATCAAGAAGCGACTGGGCTTCTCGCCTGACTTGGCCGATGCCCTTGCTCTCACGTTCGGGCAGCCTGAGATGCCAGCAGCGGGACCATACGGCTCGCTCATTAAGAAGCCGCGCATCGAAGCGGACTGGAATCCATACGACGAAACTCGACTTTAAGCGTGACCCAGACTTCGCGCTGGACAACGAACGCATCGTGACAAACGATTGTGGTCGATGGCCGTCGAGATCAGGCAAGCAACAGAGCACGACATTGAATGGATCATCGTGGAGCTGCAAGCCTTCTCGAAGTTCTTCGACTCAAAGTATCCGCTGCTCGGCGACGAACAACTTGTGAGGGGTATGCTTGATGCGTGCAGACGAGATCACTACCTGCGCGTTGCTGATCGTGTGGGCAATGGCGACGCTGTTCATCTTGGATTCCTGGCGGGGACAGTGACAGGGCATCCGTTTAATCCACAGATCAAGACTCTTACTGAGCTTCTGTGGTGGGTGAAGCCTGAGCATCGCGGCTCGCGGGCAGGTCTCATGCTGTTTGATGACTTCGTTCAATTCGGCAAAGACATCGCCGCGAACTGGATCATCTTCGGACTCGAGACGATCTCGCCTGTTAGCGATGAGTTCATGATTCGCAAGGGGTTCAAACACAAAGAACGAAACTTTCTGATGGAGCTTTAATTATGGGCAGTGCTTCGAGCGCGATCTCAAATGTTGGGCGTGGACTTCAGCAGGGTGTGCAGAGCGTGATTGAAGCGCCGATGCTCGCAGTTCGTGAGGTGGCTCAGGCTGGCGAGAAGGCCGATAAGTGGCGTCGAAGCCAGGGCGGTTACCTCGGTGATCTCTTGGCGATGAACGAGCGTGGACTTCTCACGGCTGCGACTGCCGGGCTTTACGATGTGAAGCGTGCGCTGGTCGATGACCCACAGTTTCAGGCTCGAGCGCAGGCTGAGCGCCAAGAGAAGGCGGCAGCCGAAGGCATGGCACGTCTCGACGAGGCACGCTCACAGAATGAACTTGCTCGCACCAGAGACCAGCAGCTTTCTCGCGCTCGTGGAATGATGAGTGGCCGCCGATCTCCAACGCTTCTCACTTCAATCGGCTCAACGCCGCGAGCGAACAAGTCGCTCATTGGACAGTGACATGAAAGATAAAAGTCCTGACTCATACCTTGATAAGCGCCGCGAACTCGACCACCTCTGGTCGCAGCTTGAGCTTGAGCGCAACTCATTCACATCGCACTGGCGCGATCTCGGAGACCACATCTTTCCGCGTCGACCACGATTCACGTTGACCGAGACGAATCGCGGCGACAGGCGGAATCAGAAGATCATCAACTCCACGGCCACGCTCGCAGCAAGGACGCTCAGGGCAGGCATGATGTCCGGACTCACCAGCCCTGCGAGGCCGTGGTTTCGTCTTGTCACACCTGAGCCTGAGTACATGGAGATTGGATCAGTGCGACAGTGGCTTCACGAAGTCACGAATCGCATGTCGTCTGTGTTCTTAAAGTCGAACCTCTACAATTCTTTGCCAGTAGTTTACGGCGATGTTGGCACGTTCGCGACAGGCTGCATGATTATCGAAGAAGACTTCGACATGGTGATCGACACGACAGTCTTTCCGATTGGCTCGTACATGGTGGCCAACGATCATCGTGGCCGCGTCAACGTGTTCGCTCGCGAGTTCCGACTGACTGTGCGCCAACTTGTGGAGAAGTTCGCAAGCCGCGATAAGAACAACGAAATCATCTGGGAAAACTTCAGCGACCATGTGAAGTCGCAATGGATGAACGGCAACAAAGAAGCATGGATCGACGTGCGGCATGTGATTCAGCCGAACAACAAGTACGACCCACGCAAACCTGTGGCGAAGTACAAGAAATACGAGTCGTGCTACTGGGAAGCTGGATCGACCACGATGCAGGGTTCAAACTACCTGACGCCAAACGACAAGATGAAGTACCTGCGTGAGTCGGGTTACGATTACTTCCCTGTGTTGGCGCCACGATGGGAGCGATCTGCTGAAGATGTGTACGGAACTGACTGCCCTGGCATGACGGCGCTCGGAGACATTCGTGCGCTTCAGATCATGGAGAAGCGTAAAGCTCAGGCAGTCGAGAAGATGGTCAACCCACCGATGGTCGGCCCGACTTCACTTCGATCTGCAAAGGTTTCGATCTTGCCTGGCGACGTGACGTTTACTGACGTGCGTGAAGGGCAGCAGGGTTTCCGACCTGCGCATGAAGTGAATCCAAGGGTCAACGAGCTGCTTCTCGACATACAAGCCCACCAAGAGCGCATCCGACGCGCATTCTTTGAGGACCTGTTCCTTATGCTGTCGACCACAGACCGACGCGACATCACTGCTCGCGAGATCGACGAGCGACACGAGGAAAAGCTCTTGGCCCTTGGACCTGTTCTTGAGCAGCTCAACCAAGACCTTCTCGACCCATTGATCGACATCACATATCAGATCATGGACAGGCAGGGTTTGATTCCTGAGCCACCGGAAGAATTGAAGGGCATTGATCTTAAGGTCGAGTACATCTCGATCATGGCTCAGGCGCAGAAACTTGTTGGCATCTCAAGTGTTGAGCGGTTCACTCAGTTCGTGCAGGGCGTGTCTGGATTCCAGCCACAGGCGCTCGACAAAGTCGACGCCGATCAGATGCTTGATGTGTACGCTGACATTCTCTCGCTGCCGCCTGGCATCGTGAGAACAGACGATCAGGTCGCTCAGCTTCGTGCGGATCGCGAGCGGCAGGCGCAGGCTCAGCAGCAAATGCAGCTGATGGCACAGGCACCGAGCATGATTCGCGACATGGCGAACGCGCCGATGGAAGGCGATAACGCTTTGAACAGAATGGTCGATAACGCACAGGCGGGGGCACTGGCAGCGGTGACGCCTGAGATGGTTCAGTAACAGGGGGCAAGATGGCAACGATCACACCGACGATTGTGAATCTTCAATCGTATGGAAACACAGGGGTTCACACATACAGCTTCACGCCGATGACTCACACTGGGTCTGACGCTGGCGCACCGATCGAAATGCCAGGCTCGGCAGATCGCTCGGTTCAAGTGTTTGGCACGTTTGGCACTGGCGGAAACCTGCGCATCGAAGGTTCGATGGACGGCAACACATGGGCAACGCTCACCGATCCGCAAGGCAACGCGCTCGACTTCACGACAGCGAAGATCGAAACGATCATGGAGATCACGCGATACATTCGGCCACGCATCACCGCAGGCGACGGCTCGACAAGCCTCACTTGCATCATCCTCATTCGGAGACCAGTACAATGAGTAAGCAATTTGCAGCCATCGACGATATTAAGAAATTCACACGAATGCTTAAAGGCTTGGCCGAGTTTGGCGACGAGCTTGAGCAGATTGCGTCTCTGGATCAGGCCAAACAAGAAGCTGAAGGCTTGGCACAGAAAGCACGCGCAGATCGAGATCAGGCGCTCGCGGCATTGGCCGACGCAGAGAAGCAACTCGACTCAGCAAAGAAGGCGGCAAGCCTGATGGCTGACGA